GGATCAGAACCTTTCTCCTTGCCGCTCGTTTGAGTCGGTGGGATGCTGCCCAACTTTGGACAATCGAGAGGATCGGCCATGTGACACCCAGTCCCATAGCCGCCCCCTGGTTAGTGAGCCTTCCGCGTTGGCGGAATAGTGCCTCACCTCGCCCATAAGCGCTGCGCTCTTCCTCAGTGGCCTTCTGTCCGGGTTCATCCTGGAACAGTTCGTGCTCACCCAGTAGGAGTGCACCGCAGTTGCGAATGTCTTCAGTCCAGCCTCTAACTCTTCCGACGTTTGCGTCGCATATGCCCATCCAGGCAGCGTAGCAGACATCGTGTCGCAGGAAGTCGCTGGCAGTTGATAGGTCTGCGCTGTATACTAGGCAGTCTTCACCAAACTTGCCCAGTAGCCCTTCCACAGACCTGCCTTCCTGGTAGAACTGTGGGTGTGGGTTAAGGACTCCTCGGAGCCCCTTATTCAGCCGCTGACTAACAACTGTGTGCAGCGCCGGGAACACGCTCGCCACTCTTGTCTTCAGCCCTCTCTCTTCAATTATTAGCGGTTTGGTAACCACTTTTAAATTGCGAAGAAGTTGAGCTGCAAGCCAATGGGTGTCGAAGCACGCATTCGTGAATGCCAGGATCTCTCCGAGGTCCTTGAGTTCATTCTTATCCTTCGCGTCTTGCGAGATCGCATCACTACTTCTGTAGGGGTTGCGTTCTCGTGTCGACCGGGCCATGTCGCCTGGCAGTGTCCACGATTTCCGTGGCTCTCCTGGCGGCTGGTCCGTGATACGGCCTAGTCCGTGTCTGTCGATCGACCGATTGATGCTAGTGAGCTCTTTTGGCGTTCCGTCTGTGGTTCCGTATTCGACCAGTGGGGCTTGCCCTGCTGCGAATTTGCGGAAGTGTTCTCGGCATCCGCCTTTTCCTCGAGCATTCTCTAAACAACCGCTGTCATTCAGCGCCATCGTGTCCGGTATTTCCATGCCGTTTACGGGGGCGTTGAGAGCAAGCGATTTCGCGTAGTCCCTGAGACTTCTCAATACTCGCGTTGACGTTGTCGGTGGTCTCTCCGTCATCCTACTCAGGTAGCCTAGCAATGAGCTCTGGACCGCTGCGCGTGTCAGAGCTTGGGGCGTAATGCCCCGCTTCAGTCCGGCGAACGTCGTCCAAACCTCCTTGGTTTGACGATCCGCTGAGGCGCTACTCTCAGGGCCCCGTCCGGGGTTATTCGCGGTAGGCGCACCGCCACTTTTCGTGCGCGGTTCGCTTGCCCCACTGAGGGTGACAAGCTTTGCCAGACTGCCGAGTGATGAATGAGATTCCGGGGGTGTGCTCCCTGTCGCAAGACATTGAGCCTCCCACGACCACGCTTTGAGAGCTTTTGCAGTCCCTTCTGGTGAACTAGTCGACATGTCGATTACTACACGTAACAGAGGGCGGAGTGCTCTAAAGAAGAGGTGGAATTGGTTCTGGTGGAAAGTGTTGCCGAACGCTACAGCGCATGCGCTATAGACTAAGCGATACAATTCGAAAGCGGACTTACTTCCCTTGTTTGCGTCCTCACGTCTCTGTAATACTAGACGTAGATCCCTGCTTTTTAGTAGGCTGATATGTTTTGGTGGAATAGATGCGTGGGATCTCGTTAGTTTACTAGCGAGTTTGCGTAGTTGGACGGATGTTTCCGGCAATATCCATTTGATAGGATCCTCGGTTGACAGACTGGGGGCACGCCTGTCGGGTTTATTGCCTGGACTTCGTCCGGATCGCGAAGGCGATGATGTTACTTTACTCACG